TTCCTCTACCCGGAGTGCCAGAGCTGCTACTTCCACAACGTCGAGCCTGCCATCTGCGAGAACTGCGACAACGGGTCCGAATACGAGCCCGATGACGATCTCGAGGACAAGCTCTCCGAGCGCAAAGCCGCCATCGTGCGGTTTTTCCGCAAGATCCAGACACCCCTGCCGGCCGAGCTGATCCCCGAGGAGCTCGAGCCCGCCATTGAAGAACAGGAGCTTCAAGCAGCATGAGCAAACAGAGCGAAGCGAAGGCCGCGCAGCACTACAGCCGCGTGCCGAACAACTGCGGTAGCTGCCGCCATTTCCAGTTCGAGGAAGCCACGGTCAAGGCCGCCTTCGGCGGCAGCGTCTACGTCAATCAGACGAACCTGCGCTGCGGCATCGGTGGCTTCAAGGTCCACAAGACCGCCTGCTGCGTGCGCTTTGAGCACCCGGAGGTCGCATGAGCGTCACCCGCACCAACGAGATTCGCGCGGTCGCCGACCTCGTGCCCTACGCGAAGAACGTGAAGAAGCACGACGACGGGCAGGTCGCCAAGATCATCGAGTCGATCCAGCAATTTGGCTGGACCCAGCCGATCGTCATCGACGAGGCGAACGTCATCATTGCCGGCCACGGCCGGCGCCTGGCCGCTGCGAAGCTCTCCATGACGCAGGTGCCGGTCCTCGTGCTGCGCGGCCTGAGCGATGAGCAAAAGCGCGCGCTGCGCCTCGCCGACAACCGCACGAACGAGGGTGGGATCGATACGCTCATGTTCCGCGAGGAGATCCTCGGCATCGAGGAGCTGCTCGCCGGCATCTACGACGTGAAGGAGCTCGAGTTCTCCACCGCGGACCTGGGCGAGCTGAACGACGCGGCCTTCGTGCCGGACGTCGCCGAAGCCGTCGAGATGCAGGAGCAGGCAGCCCACGCGAAGGCTGACGAGGTGACGGCGCGCCGCGTGCCGCTCTCGAAGGCGTTCGGCTTCAAGGACGTCGCCGGCAGCCACGAGATCCACATCTCGCGCTTCATGGCGCGCGCGGCCGCTGAAACCGGGTTGACGGGCGCCGACGCGCTCGCGGCTTTCCTCGAAACGATGGCGTAAGGCACCCGTTACTCACCATGACAACCTACACCATCGACAAGCGCTTCCATACACGCGTCGCGCGCAGCCAGCGCGTCGTCGAAGTCGCTGAAGCGTTCGGCCTCGGCCTGGACGACAAGGAGTTCGTGATTTTCGACCAGCTCAAGCTGGACGTCGCTCAGGGCGACGTGATCTACATCACCGGCCAGTCGGGTTCCGGCAAGTCGCTGCTGCTGCGCGAGCTTTCCGCGCAGATGGCTGCGGAAGGGCAGAAGGTCGCGAACCTCGACGAGGTGGCGATCGACGCGGACCTGCCGCTCATCGACCAGATCGGCACCAGCACGAACGACGCGATCCGCCTGCTCTCCATCGCCGGCCTGAACGACGCGTATCTCTTCATCCGCAAGCCCGGCGAGCTCTCCGACGGCCAGCGCTACCGCTTCAAGCTGGCGAAAGCCATCGAGTCGCAGGCCGACGTCTGGGTCGCTGACGAGTTCATGGCGGTGCTCGACCGGACCGCGGCCAAGGTGATCGCGTATGCCGTGCAGAAGACCGCGCGCAAGGTCAACGCGACCGTGATCGTTGCGACCACCCACCTCGACCTCGTGGAAGACCTGCAGCCGTCGCTCTACATCGAGAAGCGCTACCGCGAAAAGCTGCGCATCGAAGCATTCACTGACCTCAACGCGGCGGCCGAGGGCTCGAAGACCCTCACGCGCGATGAAGCCTACGACCTTATGAAAAGGATGGCCTGATGAACCCGAAGTATGCAGAGGCGCTCGAAGCGTCCAAGACCCGCCCGCAAGTCGTGATCTTCACGGCCGCCTGGTGCGGCCCGTGCAAGCTGCTCAAGCCGGCGCTGCAGGCGTTGAAGGCCGACTACGGCTTCGACTATCACGAGTTTGACGTGGCCGAGTTCGAGCCCGCAGAGCTGCAGACGCTTGGCGTGCGCAACGTGCCGAACGTGCGGGTGCTCGCGAACACGGTAGTCAAGGCCCAGTTCGTCGGCGCGCGCACGAAGGCGTCGGTCGAAGAGTGGCTCACCGAACTCGGCGTCATCGCACGCGGGCTGAGCTTCGAATGATCGCGCCGGCCACCGCCCTGAACCTTGCCGGGCCGATCACGGCCTCGGACGACCGGGATAGCCCGATCTTCGCCTGGCGTGACCCGGCGGCTGGCACGCGGCCGCTTTCGCTGATGAAGCACATGTATGTCGAGCGCGGCACGCTGGAAGACTGGCAGCTGCTCCACGAGTTGCACTACAAGGCGAGCAACAACGGCATCGGCCCGCGCTACGTGCGCCTCGTGATCGATGACGGCGTGGAGCCCGCGCAGACCATCGGCGTGATGGTGTTCACGGTGCCAAAGCCGCTCGACTCGGGCCGCAATCAGGTGTTCCCGCACCTGCGGCCCAACCAGAACGGGCGCGACAACCGGCTCATCAACGTGCAGCGCATGGCGTGGATCAACAAGAACCTGATCCTCTCCAGCCGCACGGTGCTTGACACGATGTATCGGGGCGGCGGCATCGCCTACCGCTTCAAGAACATCGGCTACCGGCTGATGGGCTTCCGGTATGTGGAGTCGCGCAGCTCGATGAGCCGCTACAACCCGTTCTCGATCCGCGCGGGCATGCGCTTCGTGAAGCCGAAGTCGGCGCCGGCGTTCGAAACGGGCCTGGCGTTTTTCGCGCGGCACTTCAAGAGCCCGGCCTACGACTACGTGGCGATCAAGGCAGAGATCGAGGCGATGCCCGATTACCTGCGCGACCACACGTTGAAGGAATTGCGCGCCTTCTACTACCGCAACAGCTCGATGGAGAAGTCGGGCGACAACCGGCTGAACGGCACGAGCCGCGTCGAACAGATGGAGCTCGGCTACCTCCTCAAGCAGACCCAGCAGCTCGTCTTTGGCGCGACCGTCTACGCCGCCTGGACGAACCCTGACTGGGATCCAAACACACAGGCGATGCGCGCGCTGCCCGCGCGTATCCCGCTGTCCGCTTTCGACAACCAAGCGGTCGACGAACCGCTGCGACTGGACCTTCTGGAGACACCAGCATGACGATCAAGACCACTTCCAAGACCCTCTGTGTGGTGGGCACGAAGGGCGCGCTCTCACCCTGGACGATGGAGTGCATCGACGACGCTGACGCCGTGCGCGGCCTGGCGCTCGACTTCGTGATCTGGGTGCGCACGCCGACGCCGCAGGAATACGCAACGGTTTCGGCCGCGCTCTATTCCTCGGAGCAGGGCGATCACTTCTGGGCCTGCCGGCGACCGCGATGAACCTCACGACCAAGCAGATCGAGATCATGAAGGTGGTGGCCGCGGCCGCCGACGAGCCGGTCGATCTGGACCAGCTGCTCGAGCGCCTGACCTACGCGACCACGAAGGAGAGCCTGCAGTTTTCGCTGCGCGCGATCGAGCGGCACGGCCTCATCGACCGGAGCATGGCCGAGCACCGCCGCGGGCGTCTGCGGCGCCTAGTGGCTGCGACGGACCTCGGGCGGGCCGTGGTGGGCGGCACAGGGCGGCCGGCGCCGGGCCCGGGGTCTGCGATCGAAACCAAATCGGACGAACCGCCGCAGTTTGTGGCGACTTCCGATCCGCGGGTCATGGAAGAGGTAACGGAGGACTTACCCCAGCCGGAGCTCCTTTCTCTCCCGGAGATAGCTTTCCCCGAGCCGGAGCCTCTGCTCGAAGAAGTGTTTATTGATTAAAAAATAAGCATTTTTTGTAAGTCTTACCACTTGTCACTTTTTGCGTTTCCCTCTTATATATAACCCTTCTTTTAAAGACATAGTAAAAAGCTACATTCTAAAAGACTATGGGAAACGCAAAAAGTGACAAGTAAGTAAGGATAGTGAAAGGATAGAGAGCACGATGAGATCAGGACCGCGGGTGGGAAAGTCTGCCCAAAACAGTAAGTCACGGGTTATTTACATTCGGCCCGCGGCCCGGTATAGTCTGTCCTTAGTGAATCACCTCCAAGGGGCAGACCGAGCGACGGCTGCCCCATTTTTTTTGCGTGAGAGCCAGTGATGACGGATACGACGACCGAGCCGAAAAAGACCGGCGGCCGCAAGCCCGGCAGCCGCTCGCTTTCGGTGAAGCAAAAAGCCGAAGCCTGCGCGCTCTACGCTGCGGGCGAGCAGACCATTGAACAGCTTGCCGAGCGCTACAAGCGCACCCCGCGCGCGATGAGCGCGATGTTCGCAAAGGCGGGCGTGAAGAAGGGCGACAAGCGCGCCGAAGTGCAAGCTGCGGTCACACAGCAGGTGAACCAGCAGATCGCGGGTGACGCGGGCGTGATCGCGGCCAAGATCAAAGAGACGAAGGACTCGCACTACGCGGCGGCGAAGGTCATCGCAGGGCTGATCCAGAAGCAGCTTGTCACCGCGCAGCAAAACGGCAAGGGATTCGCGATCGTCCAGAACGAGATCAAGACGCTCAAGATCGCGGCCGAGGCGCTCGCGACGCTGCGCGCCGAGCGGTTCGTCATTCTCGGCATCGCCGACGGCGAGAAGGAAGACCTCGACGAGCTGCCGGAGCTTGGCATCCACGAGATGACCGCGGAGCAGATTGTCGAGATGCAGAACCGCCAGGACGACGGCGGCCTCGACATGAGCGCCGACGAAGAGGCGATGGCAATGGCGATCGCGCCGCCGGGCGACGACGACGTGATCGACATCGAGGACGGCGATGCAGCTGCGTGAGCCGGGGCTGCCCGGCATTACGCCGCTCGCAGCCGAGATGCAGACGCTCTACCTCCATCCGAAGCAGATGGAGGTCTTTCGCTCGCCCCATCGCTTCCGCGTAGTCACCGCCGGGCGCAGATGGGGCAAGTCGGTTTTGAGCCGCGTGTGTCTCATCAAATACGCGAAAGTGCCCAAGCGCCTCGTGTGGTATGTGGCGCCGTCCTACCGAATGGCAAAGCAGATCATGTGGCCGGACCTGATCGCCTCGATCCCGCGCAAGTGGATCAAGAAGATCAACGAGACGACGCTGGCGATCACGCTCAAGAACGATACGCGGATTGAGTTAAAGGGCGCCGACAACCCCGATTCGCTGCGCGGCGTGGGTGTGCACTTTCTCGTCATGGACGAGGTGCAGGACATCAACCCGGAAGCGTGGACCAAGGTGCTGCGCCCGACGCTCGCATCGACGGGCGGCCACGCGCTTTTCATCGGCACGCCCAAGTCATACAACTTTCTGTATGACCTCCACATGCTCGGCCAGGATCCGAAGAACCAGATTCTCGGCCGCTGGAAGAGCTGGCAGTTCCCGACCATCACCTCGCCCTTCATTCCGAAGTCGGAGATCGAGGCCGCGCGCGCGGACATGGACGAGAAGTCGTTTAACCAAGAATTCAACGCGTCGTTCGAATCTATGTCGGGCCGCGTGTATCACCCGTTCGATCGGAAGATCCACACGGGCGACTTCCCGTTCAACCCGAGCCTGCCGATCTGGGTGGGGCAGGACTTTAACATCGACCCGATGTCGAGCTGTATCCTGCAGCCGCAGGAAAACGGCGAGGTCTGGGTGATCCACGAGCTGAGCCTGAAGGCATCGAACACCGAGGAGGTGTGCGACGAGCTCGAGCGCCTCTACTGGAAGCTCATCAAGCGCGTGACGATCTTTCCTGACCCCGCCGGCGGCTACCGCCAGCACGCGCGCGGCGAGTCGGACGTGGACATCTTCAAGCAGAAGGGGTTCAAGAACGTCGTTTACCGCAAGAAGCACCCGCCTGTGGCCGACCGGATCAACGCGGTGAACCGCATGCTGCGCTCGGCCGACGGGCGCGTGCGCCTGAAGGTCGACAAGCGCTGCAAGGAAGTGATCCGGGCGCTGGAGCAGACGATCTACAAGGAAGGCGGCCGCGAGGTCGACAAGGACATGGGCGTCGATCACATGGGCGATGCACTCGGCTACCCCGTCGAGTATATGTTCCCGGTGCGCGAAATCAGCATTGCAGGCGTGTCCATTTGATGTTATGGTAAGTCACCCATTACTCTACACCCGGCACGCCCGTTATGTCGTTTAGCCAGAAACAGCTCCAGACATTCATCAAGCGCCGTCATCCCCTCTACGAGGCGATGGAGGCGCATTGGGATTTCCTCGAGCAGACCTACGAAGGCGGGCGGCAGTGGTTCGTCGAGAACCTGCACAAATACCGCAAGGAAGGCGACCAGGAGTATAAGGAGCGTCTCAAGCGCGCCTATCGCTTCAACCACACGCGCGAGGTGGTCGATCTCCTGGACAAATACGTCTTCAAGATCGACATCAAGCGCAACGAGGACGCGCCGGACTACATCAAGGAGTTCTGGAAGCGCGCGACGCTCAACGAAAGCCCGATTGCCGACTACATGAAGCGTGTGTCCAACCGCTCATCGACGTTCGGCCGTATCTGGATGGTGGTC